CAGTGGCTGGAGCAGATGCGCACGGCGCACTGCTCCAGCCCCGTCGAGTACCGCAGGCCGCCCGACGCCGTCACGGTCAGCGCGACCTACGGGAAGACCGACTTCGAGGTTGCCGACGAGTCGGGCCTGACGATCGGCTCGCACGTCTGGGACTTCCTGATCCTGGCCGACGCGCTGGGATTCGAGCCGGAGCCGGGCGACGTGATCGCGGCCGACGGGCGGAGATACGAGGTCATGAACCTGGGCGGCGAGGGCTGCTGGCGCTGGAGCGACCCGTACCGGCAGACCTACCGCATCCACACCAAGGACATCGGAGCCGACGCATGATCGACTGCGACAGCCATTACGACCGCGTGTGCAAGGGCGAGTTCGCCTCGATCCACACGAAGCTCGACAAGCTCGATGAGGCCATTCGCGGCAACGGCAAGCCGGGCATTCAGCTTCGCCTGGACCGGCTGGAATCGGCCGAGGCAACCCGGTCGCGGCTGCTGTGGATCATCGCAGGCTCGACGGTGACGCTGGCGCTGGGCGCTCTGTGGAAGCTGGTCTTCGGAGGTTGATGGCATGGCCAAACGCTGGATCAACTCGATTGACGTGGATGTCACTCCGGCCGGGGCGCTACTGATCGACTTGGCCGGCTGCACCACGCTGGCCGGCGGGACGAAGACGGTTCCCTCGTCGGCGACCCCGCAGCCGCTCGTGGCGGTCTCGACGCCGTGCCGGTTCGTCTGGGTCGGCGCTCGGATGGATGCCTACGGCAACCCGCTGAACTACTACCCGTGCTTCGTGGGCGACTCGGCCAACCAGAACATCCCGGTCATGCCCAGCAACTACGAAGGGCTGGTGATCCGCATCAGCGACGCCAGCAAGCTGTACGTCAAGGTGACCTCCAGCAACAACGGCGTCGCGTACCGCATCTTCGCGTGAGGCAGAGATGGCACTGATCTGGTCCGCACAATCCGGCGACTGGGACGAGACCACGACGTGGCTCGGTGGAACCGTGCCCGACCTGTCCGTCGATGACGTGATCGTCGCCGCCGGCCACGGCGTCACGATGGACTGGACCAACCGCACGCTGAGCAGCGGCCGGGAGATCACCGTCGAGCAGTACGCCACGTTGGAGGTGTACTACGAACTGGCGGTCGAGAGCGGCGCGTCGCTCTACATCGACGGCGGCCTGTATGTCTCGGCCTATCTCGACATGCAGGGCTTCATGGCCATCGGCAGCGACGGCTGGCTGGACGACTACGGCTCGGTCGCAGTGCTGTACGGCGGGACGGTCGACGCCTACGGGGCGATCAACGTCGGGGCCTACTGCAACTTCGACCTGGTCTACGGCTCCAGCCTGTACGTCTACGGCTCGTTCTACCAGGACTACAGCGCCAACGTCTACGTCTACCAGGGCTCCAACTTCACGGTCGAGGCCGGCGGAGACGCCTACTTCAATGGCTACCTGTACGTCGAGGACTACGGTCAGGTCCATGTCTGCGGGGACATGGACATCGACTACAGCGGCAATGTCGAGGTGCGCTACTACGGCGAGTTCTACGTCGAGTCCGGCGGCAGCCTGACCAACAACAACTATGTCAACGTGACCGACTCCGCCACGCTGTACGTCTACGGCGACATGGCCAATCAGAGCTCGCTGTACATCTACGGCTCCGGCCAGGTGTACGTCGAGAATGGCGGAACGCTGACGGTCGAGGGCTACGTCCAGGTCGAGTACTACTCGACGCTGACCGTGTCCTATGGCGGCAAGCTGATCGTCGGCGTCTATGGCAGCGTGGACGCCTACTACGAGGGCAGTATCTACTTCGATTACCAGAGTCGGTCGGACATCTTCGGCTACTTCGGCTTGGCTGAAGACTCCTATCTGTACATCGGCTACGAGGCGCTGGTCCGCGTCTACCGCGACATCAGCGTCTCAGGCCGGATGGAGGGCGATGGCGGGAAGATCGTCATGATGCGCCGCGAGGGCCGAATCAACGATTACAACGGGGACCCCTTGTTCGTCTTCGACCAGGCATACGGCCACGGTCAGACCCTGATCGCGTAGGAGAACATCGCATGGCAGAGGCAAGGCGACAGATGGAACTCAGCGCCACCGAACAGCAGGTGGTCGAGCGGATGCGACTGACGCCCGAGCAGCGTCAGGCAGAGGTCGAGGCCCGCCGCCAGGAGCGGCTGGACTCGCTGACGCCCGAGCAGAAGCAGGCCGTGGAAGACCGCGAGGCGCGGATCGCGGCCATGACCGTACCGCAGCGCCGGGCGTACCTGGCGGGCCAGCGCATCGCCGGCATCGCCCGGGCGCTGCGCCGAGACGCAGCCAAGGGCGAGGGCCTGGCGGCGGCGCTGGCGGCCGTCGATCCGGCGAACAGGTCCGACGTGGATTGGCTGGTCGGCGAATTGAAGAAGGCGGAGTAGCCCATGGCATTGGTCATCGACATCGCGGATGCCGTCGTCGCCGAGTTGGCGGCTGGCAGCTTCAGCCAGGCGATCAACCCGCAGCGACGGGTACTGCCGGAGTTCGAGCTGTCGGAACTGGCTGAACTTCGAGTGACGGTGGTGCCCAAGGGCGTCGAGGTCAGCGGCTCGACCCGGTCGGTCTGTCAGCACGACGTGCAGATCGATATCGGCGTTCAGAAGAAGCTGGGCAAGGACCTGGATACCGAGGTCGCGGCGCTGTGCGAGCTGGTGGAGGAGATCGCCGCCTTCCTGCGAAAGCGGCCGCTGGCGGCAACGCCTTACGCGGTGTGGGTGCGGACGGCCAACCAGCCGGTCTACGCGCCCGAGCACCTGGCCGAGCAGCGGGTGTTCACCAGCGTGCTGACGGTGACGTACCGGGCGATGTCATGATCGGCTTCAAGATCACCAAGCTGTTCTTCGACAAGAAGGCCGTGCGTGACAAGGTCGACGCCGGGACGCGGCGGGTGCTCTCGAAGTTCGGCGCGTTCGTGCGACGCACCGCCCGCGGGAGCATCCGCAAGCGAAAGAAGCCCTCGCCGCCGGGCACGCCGCCCAGCAGTCACGTGGGCCTGCTGAAGAAGTTCATCTTCTTCGGCTACGAGCCGGCCAAACGCAGCGTGGTGATCGGCCCGGTGCGGCTGAGCCAGAAGGGACGAGGCGAAGCGCCGCACCTGCTGGAGTATGGCGGGACAGGCACGGTCCAGCGGAAGGGCAAACGCAGACGGGCGAAGATTCGGGCCAGGCCGTTCATGGCCCCGGCCGCAGAGAAGGAACACCCCAAGTTGCCCGCCATGTGGCGGGACAGCGTTCGATAAGGAGATCGAAGCATGTCGCAAGAATTCCTGCTGGGCATGAATGCCAAAATCTACCAGGGCGCTGCGGGCGGCGCTCTGGCGACGCTCACCGAGATGGCCAACGTCAAGGACGTGACGCTCAGCCTCGAGGCGGGCGAGGCCGATGTCACCACCCGCGCCAACCAGGGCTGGCGGGCGACCGCGCCGACGCTCCGCGAATGCACCGCCGAGTTCGAGATGCTCTGGAAGCCCGGCGACGCCGGATTCGACGCGGTGAAGACCGCGTTCCTGACCTCCGGCAGCATCCGCCTGGCCGTGCTGACCGGCGACCGCACCGCCTCGGGCACCGAGGGTCCGCTGGGCGACTTCAGCATCACCAACTTCAGCCGCAATGAGCCGCTGGAAGAGGGTGTGACGGTCAGCGTGACCGCCAAGCTCGCCGTGTTCGCCGAATGGGTGGAGGTGGCCTGATGAAAACGTTCACTGACGCAGCCGGTCGGACCTGGACCATCAGCCTCAACCTCGGCACCGCGATGGCGGTCAAGGGCAAGTTGGACATCGACTTGCTTCAGCCGGAGGCCGGCGATCCGCCGCTGCTGACACGGTTGGGCACCGACGAGATGCTCCTGGGCGAAGTGCTCTGCGCCCTGCTTGAAGGGCAGTTCGAGACGCACAAGGTCACGGCCGACGACGTGCGGGCTGCCTTCGACGGTCAGACCCTCCTGGCGGCGCAGAAGGCCTTCTACGAGGAGCTGATCGGTTTTTTCCAGAGTCGCGGCCGCAACGACCGGGCCAAGGCGGTCGCCAAGCAGATGGCCATGATCGACGCGGCCGTGACGGCCATCGAGACGCGGATCGACGGGATCGACATCGACGAGACGATCCGTGGAGCGATGTCTGGCGCATCGCCGGATCGCTTGGCGTAGACCCTCGGCCGCTGACGCTGCGGCAGATGCTGTGGATGGCCGAGGGCCTGGGTCGCGAGCGCTGGGCGCACACGTCGATGGTCTGCTGCCTGATCGCCAACGCCAATCGTGACCCCAAGAAGAGCAGGCCCTTCAAGCCGTCGGACTTTGACCCCTACGCAAGGCAGGACCGGCGATCCGCGCGGACCGCCGACAAAGAGTCGCTGGCAATCCTCAGAGAGGCCCTTGAGGCCCGGAAAGGCAACTGAACATGGACGGTAACGCGATCCTCAACGGAGTCTGGACGTTCCTCAATTCCGGAATCGGC